AACCTTCGCCATGATAGACGAGCTTATGCTTGACTACCCGGAGGACTGGACGCGCTTTGCTATTGTTAAGGAGGTTGACCAAGGTTGGATCTGTACGATGACCATGCGCCTTGTGCCTGTTCATAACCTAGGACTAACGCGATGAATACACCTTGCACAATGACCCGTAAGAAGGTTTATAACGAGCGTGTATACGGCAGACCAGCGTTCTGGGAGCTGACCACTTATACTCGCAGCGGTGAGAAGATACGCTCTGGTCAGTACTCTGTGGACTTTAAGGAAGGGTATCTTGCTGGTTTGGTTGAGGAGTATTTTGGGTTCCCCCTGGAAGCTGATGAGGATATTGAATAGCATTTAGGATCCTTACATTACAGACAAACCCCGCTGCTCTTAATCTGGTAACGGGGTTTTTCTTTGGGTAAAATTTACACCGCTCATACGATGAGATATAGTAAAGGTAACTTTATAGGACCAAACCAAAACATATATGAGCCAAAAACCGTTAACAGTAGAGGACCTAAGAGGTCTTATAAACGAGGGGCAAGCCAAAGACCCGCTTGTGTTCTTGGAATCTGTGATGAACGGTTCTGATCCAAGGCAGATATCCAGGTTATATAAACTGGTTACAGATATACATGACTTTAGCAACGGCGACCCAGACCCTAGTGATTGGGCTGAAATTGTTGACATAGTATTAACCGATTATAAGTATCGCCCGGTTGGTTTGGGAGAATCTATTACCGCTGCTAAAACAATGGCAGAATACTTGTATGCAAAGCGCAAACAGATAGACACCAACGGCGGTAACAATAGTGGTTCTGATCCAGGTAGTAACCCTTTAACCGAGGAAGAGGTAGAGTTGTTCAAGGAGAAGTTCAATGAGTGGTTCTGATCTAATCCTAAGCGATGATATTGAGCGCTGGTCTTATAATGAGAAGCGTATGCTAAAGTATATGCTAGAGAACGACGGTATTCAGTTCATGCGCTACTTCTTTGCCTTGAGAGAAGGTAACAAGATGATACGGAACTGGCACCATTACGCCATTGAGTATGTCCTGCAAGCGGTATTTGACTGTAAGATAGATCGCCTTATAATCAACATAGCTCCGGGTTATACCAAAACGGAACAAGCGGTTCTCAACTTTATAACTCGGGGTATCGCATTAAACCCTAGATCTAAGTATATACACACCTCTTACTCCGGGGACTTGGCACAAGAGAACTCGTCTAAGATAAAGCAAACAGTACAGACTCCTGAGTTTCAAGAGTTATGGCCTATGCAAACTCGTACTGACACAAAAGGTAAGAAGCGCTGGTTCACTGAGCTAGGCGGCGGCATGATGGCAACCGCCAGCGGAGGTCAGATTACCGGGTTCCGTGCAGGGCGAATGGAATCTGGCTTTACAGGTGCATTTATAAACGATGACCCAGTCAAGCCTGACGATGCCTACAGTAACGTAAAGCGTAATGCTATTAACAACCGCTTCAATAACACAATGCGGTCACGGTTAGCAGTAGAGAGCGTCCCTATGATTAACATCATGCAGCGGATACACGAAGACGACCTTACCGGGTTTCTGCTTAAAGGTGGTTCGGGCGACCATTGGCATCACCTCGTAATTCCTACTTTCCTCTCTGAGGAGGCGCTTAACAAGCCTTACCCTAAAGACTATACCCACGGTATTCCCATAAGCCTAAACGGCATTCTGGCGGCTCTCAACGGCGGCAAGCCTTATGCTTTTTAGCAGAGACGACATGATAGGTATTGTGCCAACCAGCGTACCTATTGGCGGTATGCTTTGGCCGTTTAAACATACCCTAGAGCAATATAAAACATTAGAGTCCGGTGACCCCTATACTACCTCTAGCCAGATGCAGCAAAACCCCTCACCCGCTGGCGGCGGCATGTTTAAAGACAAGTATTGGCGTAACTATGAGGTTGTGCCAGCCGGTATGGACATGATACGTATCTACGGCGACACAGCGCAAAAGACCAGAGAGCATAACGACTACAGCGTGTTTCAATGTTGGGGTAGAGTCCCTAATCAGGGTATTTACTTATTAGATCAAATAAGGGGTAAATGGGAAGCCCCTGAATTAGAGTCTAAGCTGGTTGAGTTCTGGAACAAGTGGAAGCCTACTTTATACAAGCCTCTAGGAGCAAGCCTAGTTAAGATAGAGGACAAGAGCTCTGGGTCTTCTCTTATACAGTCTATCAAGAAGAACTATATGATACCCATAGAGTCTATTCAACGTAATACAGACAAAGTGTTTAGGGCAATGGGTGTCGTTAAGTACTTTGCCAGCGGTTATATATTCCTACCTCTTGATGTGGACTGGATAAGCGATTATAAAGAGGAGTTCCGTAAATTTACTCCGCTCATGACACATAAGCACGACGATCAAATAGATCCCACGATGGATGCTGTTGAAGACTTAATTGTCTTTGAGGATATGTTGTATAGTTCTAACGCAATCGGTTCATGAGAGTTTAGCAGTAAAAGATCAATGTAAATTACTCAAGGTTACATTTGTTATATAGTTGATAGTTGGGTAATGCATAAAGGAAAATTTGCTTAAAATTTTACACACATTAAAAGCCAATGCGTTTCAATGTAACAAATGTAACCTTAACTAAGTTAGGAGAACACAGTGGATAAAAATACATATGAGGAGGCCCATATAATGGACTCTGACCAAACAGCATTAAAAGACAGTCTAGAGAACCTAGTAGCCGAGCTTGGTACTAACCAAGACAAGCGGTCTCACTCTACTTTTGTTAACTCTAAGCGGCTATCAGCAGATGGTAATCAAGTTGAGTTAAACGCCCTTTACCGTACAGACTGGTTAGCCGGTAAAGTAGTAGACATTATACCTGATGACATGACCCGGGAATGGCGCTACTTTAGCGGGGACATTGAACCCGAAACCGTTGGTGCATTGGTAGAAGAGGAAGAGCGTCTTGGTTTGGCCGATGCGTTTAATCAGGCTCATAAATGGGCGCGGCTTTACGGAACCTCGTTTATTGTTATTAATGTTGATGACGGCCAACCTGTAGACCAACCGCTAAACCTTAACCGGGTTAGGAAAGGTGGGTTGAAACATATTAAAGTTGTTGACCGCCATCGTATAGACCGAGCCGACCTGCAACCAATTGAAAACCCGTTAGACCCGAATTACGGTATGCCAGTTTATTATCGCTTTGTTAACACTAACGTTAAGATACACCATACTCGGGTAATAAGGTTTGACGCAGTTAAGTTGCCGTTTGATGAGTTTAAGCGTAACAACTATATGTCTGATTCGGTGCTAGATCGCATATATGAAGCGCTCACTAACTTCAATACCATTGCAGCGGGTTCCGCTAGTATGGTGTATGAGAGTAACGTAGATGTGATGCAGGTTAAGAACCTAATGGGTTATCTACAGACTGCTGAAGGAACATCGCTGTTACAGAAACGGTTTACATTAGCAGATATGATGAAAAGCTTCAACAATATGCTAGTGCTAGATGTTGATGAAAAGTATGATAAGAAGCAGAACAGTTTTGCTAGCATCCCAGACCTCCTTAATGCTCATGCTTTGTTCCTAGCGGGTGCTAGTGACGTACCTGCTACGCGGCTGTTAGGTAGCTCCGCAAGCGGCTTAAACGCGACCGGCGAAGGCGACATGAAAAACTACTACGACGTTATACGTTCCAAGCAGTCCAAGGACTATAAGCCTAAGCTGGACTTCTTTGATATTATAATGGCGAAGAGCCTTGGTATACCTGACGAAGCCGACCTGGATTATAGGTTTAATTCATTGTTCCAGATGACACCTAAAGAGCAAGCCGATACGGACTTTATTATTGCTCAGCGTGACCAGATATACTTGGACAAAGGTGTTGTCCCAGAGTATACCATAGCTAAAGAGCTAAAGCAGAATTCAACTTATACTAACCTAACCGACGAACATATTGATGAGTTAGAGGAATACACTAATGGCTTTGAACCCGATACCAACGAGCTTGAACTTGGAAACGAACAAGAAGAACAGGCTGGAGAAGAAGAAGAAAGCGAATCCAGTGAGGAACCCCAAGGGACCGGAGGTGAAGTATCGTAAGTGGTTACAGGGTATAGCTAAGCGCCTAAGAACAGACATAAACGAACAACTGATACCTGTTCTTAGACGCTTACAGCCGGAGTATGTTAATGACGCCTATGCTAAGACCTTAGAGCAGGTGTTTGAGAACATAAAGCGCAACTATGTGGACATTGGTCGCAACGCTGCTATAGTGAGCGCCGGGTTTGCTGAGGGAGTTGATCAGGCTAACAAACAGCGGTTTTACAAGGCAAT